GTCGACTATTCGGATGTGGAGGTAGAAGCATGAGCGCCCGGAAAGTACTCGCTATCGCCGCCGGTGAGATCGGCTACTCGCGTTGGAGTGACCCTAAGCGTGGAACGAAGTATGCCCGTGAGACGCAGCCTGTCCTGTGGCCTAACGATAAGTGGCTACTCGCGAACGGCGTGGCTTTTTGCGACATTTTCGTAACGTGGGTTTTCTGGAAGGCCGGGTGCCTGAATATCCTCCCCGGTAGGCAGTCCTACAACGTGAATTACCGCGCCTCGCATGGCGGTCACGTCTCGAAGTCGCAAGCTAAGCCGGGTGACGTGCTCGTGTTCGACTGGGACATGAGCACGAAGCGCGCTAATCACGTCGGCATCCTCGAAAAGGTACTCACGTCCGGGAACTTCCAATGCATTGAAGGAAACACGACGACCGGTACGCGCGGCAACCAGTCGAACGGTGGCCGTGTCGCACGGCGTGTCCGCAGGCCCTCGCAGGTGCGCTACGTGATTCGCCCAAACTGGAAGGCCGCGCCCGCCTCGGTGGCGTCGAAGGGCACCGCGAAGCCCGTCGCGAAACCAGCGGCCAAGCCCGCCACTAAACCGGCCTGTTTGAAGGCCCCCGCCTTCCCGCTACCGGCCGGGTTCTACTACGGCCCGCCTAGCGGCCCCCGCCAGTCCGTCTCAGGCCGTACGAAGAACAGCCGCGTCCCCGGCGACGTGATTCAAGTCAGTGGCCGGTGGCGCTCCAAAGGCCTCGCGGTCTGGCAGGCACGTATGCAGGCACGCGGCTGGAACATCGGCAAAGACGGTGCGGATGGGCGCTACGGCAACGACACGGCGCGCGTCGTGAAGCAATTCCAGAAGAACAAAGGCCTCGCCGTGGACGGAAAAATCGGGAAGGCCACCTGGGACGCGGCATGGTTGCTCCCCGTGAAGTGAGGTGGCCAATGATCGAACCTGGCAGCGCGACGTTTACGCGCCGCGTCATTCTCGCCATCCTCGCCATCGGCTCATGCTGGCGGGGCGTAGCCTATATGCTTCCCGCCCACCTTGATGCAGCCCCCTCCACCAACGGCGGGGCGGTCGAGGCATGGACAGGCGCATGGCCGTGGCTCGCAGGCCTCACCTGGCTCACCCTCGGCCTCGTCGGTATCGCGTCCGTGGCGCTCGCCCGCTGGGTCGTAGGCACGGCGCTCATCGGGTCCGCGCTCATCATTTGGGGGCTAGGGTATGCCGTCGCGTGGCTTACCCCGCTCGTTGACGGAAGCCCGACGGACTGGATATCCACCGGTACTTACCTCACCTTCGGCGGTGTCGTGCTCGCGACCATGAGACTGAGAGAGATTCCGAATATCGATGTGGAGGCGTGATGGATTGGTCGCAGTTCATTGGCCCCGGCATCGGCGCAGCCTCCCTCGGAGTCATGGGGACCGTCCTCGCCACGAAAATGAAAAGCAGCGGCGACGCGCGAGTCGCGGCGATCACGAGCGGCCCCGAATATGTCGCGAAGCTCGCAGCGCGTATCGAGGACATGCAAGCACGGCAAGAAGCCTACGAAGCGCACGTCGAGCGACAGATGAACCGGCAACGCCAGCACATCGACGCACTAGAGGCGCACATTTGGCGCGGTGACCCGCCACCCCCGCCGAGCGCCCCGGCGTGGGAACCGTTCGAGTGGAAAGGGAAAAACGTTGTTTGACCCCATCGACTACATAAGGATGCTAAACGCCGCGCTCACGCTCTCCACGCTCGTCTACGCGTGGAAGCTGCGACGGAACTTCGCCGCCCGCCCCGTCCACGACAGGTTCTTCGCCCTCGCGGGCCTCGGGTGTTCGGTCATTCTCGGGTTCGGCGCTATCGAGGCCATCATCTCGAACATCCCCGGCGGGGCGCGCGTGCTACTCGCGACGCCATGCCACGCGTGGATGCTCGCCTCACTCGTCATGATTCATGGAAAGGAAAACAATGCTCGCGACTAAAGCCTGGGTAATGGGAGCGCTCGAACGCGCCCTCAAAACAATGGCGCAAACACTCATCGCGCTGATCGGCACGGAGTCCGTAGGAATCACGCAACTGGACTGGCCAGGCCTCCTCAGCGTCGCCGCGACCGCGACCGTCCTGAGCGTACTCACGTCCATCGTGAACGCCGACTTCACGGCCGGAACGGGCGCGAACACACACCGCGCTGACATAGAATAACCATGTAGGAGCCTACGGGTTCCCGCCCGCCTTGACCCCCGCCACCGTGCGGGGGTCTCGTGCATTCCCCCCCACCTAGCCCTCGCGGGCCGGGTGGGGTCTTTTTTCATGCCCGAAAACTACGGTTCAACCGGCGAATAATGCACCGCGACATTGATACCAGCGTCGTGCAGCTCGCGCGCGATCTGAGCAACCGCAGCAGTATGCACCGAATGTGGCACGGTCACGCCCGCGCGGGCCGCTGACGCCGCATCAACTGCCCTAAAAGCGGGCAATGCAAGCGGTTTCGCGGAAGTGTTCAAAAAGTGTTCAACCCGCCATAAGTGGGACGCTAGGGGCGAACCACCGCACTCAGGACAGAGCGTAAAACACCAGGTCAGAAGCGTAATCGCTAAAGCGCCCCCAGCAGGACTCGAACCTGCAACCTACGGATTAGAAGAACGCCCACAACAAAACACCGACCAGGGTAAACGCCCAGCGTGTACGCGCAACGGTTCCCGCAACTTCCCGGAAAATACCGGGCGATCACGGGTGGACGTGTTCAAAAAGTGTTCAACTCAGCCGCGCGCGCCATGTCTAACGCATCCGCGACCGTCACGAGATCGTCCTCGAACAGATCAGAGTAAACGTCCAACGTCATAGCGGCAGAGGCATGACCCAGCATGCGCTGAACCACTTTCACGTTCGCCCCCGCTTGAACCGCGAGCGAAGCAGCAGTGTGCCGAAGGTCGTGCGGGCGGAGATACTCAACGCCTGCCCGTTCGAGGGCGAGCGCCCACCAACGGTTAGACGCGGACCCGCCACTTTTCGACGGCGGCCGCAAATATCCCCCGCGTGCGTTCGTGAACAAAAGATCACCCGGTGCCTTCCCCTCAGCCTCATGGGTGAGCATGTCGGCGACAAACTGCGGCACCCACGTCTCGCGGCGCGCGTGAGTCTTCGGTGTCGAGACGACCCACTCACCACGTAGCCGGGTGACTGACCGTTCAATGTTGATGCGCCGCCCGTCAATGTCGCTAGGGGTGAGTGCGGTTGCTTCGCCCCACCTTGGGCCGCCGTAGGCGAGGAGGTAAATCAGGGTCTCGTGTCGCCCGGTTTCGCGCGCGACTTTCGCGACTTCGGTGTGTGTGAGGTAGCGGTGCTTCATTGTGGCTGCTGGTCGCGGTAGGCGTATGCCTCGGGCCGGGTTCGCAGCTATCAACCTGTCTTTCACGGCAAGATCGAGCATTCCAGCGAGGATGCCGTGCGCACGCCTCACGAGTGTTGCGGAGCCTTGGAGGCTCGCGGCCCATAGTTCAACGTCGCTGGTGCGTATCGCGCTAACCTGCCACGCCCCGAACGCGGGGGAGACGTGCAACCGCCAAGCCGTGCGCGCGTCCGCGAGGGTGGTTGGTTTCACCTGGCTTGCTTTGATCGTGAAGTAACGGTCCTCGAGGTCTGCGAGGCGTGTCTTGCCGTCGGTGACGGAAACGAAGGTGCCGGTGCGTTTCGCGGCCTCGGTTTCGTTCAGCCATTGTTCAGCGGCGCGTTTCGTGGTGAACCCGCGTTTCATGGATTGCCGCCCGTCCGGTTTACGGTAGCGGACGAGGTAACGGGGCTTCCCGGTACGTTTGTCGTCGTACCGTTTCACCCGCGGGTTGCTGGTCGGTTTCATCCCCGGTTGTCCAGAATGCTCATGTCTAGACCACGTTTCGGGTGGTACGTCCACTGGTAGCGGAAGCCGTTCTCAGACACGGTTTGCATGCCGTCGATAGCGCGGGTCATTTCGATCTGGTCAATGACGGTTTGAGAGGTGCCGATTTTCTGGAGTACGCACGCGGTTTCGTTGATGTCCCCGTCGAGTGTGATGATCGCGCCAGTAATGTCAGGGTTGGTGATGTCGCATGCAGCGGCAGCAGCGCGAAGGATTCCCCCGGGCTTATATGGCTCAGATTCCTTTTTTTCGGGTGTCATGATGGTCGCGTACACAGTGAGCGCAACCAGTGCGGCCAGGACGATACCGCCGATTTTTACCCACTTCATAAAGAGTTTGTCCCCTGGGGTGTCTTCCTTTTTGGTGGTGGTCATGTGGTGGTCCTTAGCGTGTCTTGGTATGCGTTGATAACTTCGGCAGTAACGTCGAGGGCCTCGGCGAGTGCCCCGGCGTTCGGGCCGTGGAGGAGTTCCGCTGCACGGTATTCGGTTTCGGATATGAGGAGGCGGGCGGCGGTTCTCCACGCGCGGGCTTCAATGTGTGGGGGTTGTGGGCCTTGGTCGCCGTGTATCGCGTGGGCGATCTCGTGGGCGAGGAGACTGCGGGTCTCGGCGTTGGTGAGGTTTCGCGGGAGCCAGATTGATTGGTGCCGGTGCGAGTAGGCGGCGTGCGGTTGGTTGGACCACCACACACGGAGGCCTAGGTTATGCGCTGTCGTTATGAGTGTCGTGTGGTCGTGTGATGTGTCCGGCGGCGAGGTCGTAGTCATCGGGGGTTGGTTCCTGTCCGTAGTCGGCTGGTGACGTGATGGTCTCAAGGGGGTGAGACATTTCAAGTCGGTTGATGCGGACGCGGAGTTCATCGAGGAGTTCGTGCGCGGTTAGGTCTGATGGTTTGGTGGGGCGTACGCGGGCTTCTTGTTCGGTGAGGAAACCGGCGGCGACGAATGCTTCGAGTACGGGCCTGCCGTAGGCGCGGGCTACGGCGGCAGCTTGGGTGGGAGATGGTGTGCTGCCGTCACGCCATCGGGTGACGGTTGATGCTGGGGTTTTGATTCGGCGGGCGATTGTTGTGGGGTTGTCGTCGTGTGAGATGCGGTCTAGCCAGTTGTACCAGGTCATGCCTGTATTTTGCGGACGCGCGAAATGTTGGTGCGTGTAGGCGCGCCGATGTTGGGCTGTTCTCAGGGCGATTAGTTTTGCGTTCATGCTAACTATGTTTGCACAGCCGCGAACGATGCGCTAGTATGTTTGCGTACAAGCAAACGAAAGAGCGGAAGCGCAAAGGAGGTGAGTGCATGGCGCACATCAACACCGAAACCCTCAACCGCTACATGGCGGCAGAAGGAATCCACAACACGAACCAGCTAGCCAAACGAATGGGGCCCGGCATCCATTTCTCAACGGTTTACCGGGTTGTGTCAGGAGAAACCGAGCCAAGCGGAAAAGTCATCGCTGGCCTACACCGAGCCTTCCCCGGTCGAAACATTACCGACCTAATCACCGCATAAAAGAAACCCCCGCCCCACAGGGGCGAGGGTCCAACAAATAACCACCTAAAGGATACCACGTGAGCACTCAATACCTCACCCCCGACCAATACGCACAGCGCTACAACATCCCCAAAAGCACCCTCGCCAACTGGCGATCCCTAGGAAAAGGCCCCAAATACAAAAAGATCGAGGGCCACATCCGCTACATCGATCGGGAGGAAGCATGAGTGACCTCGACCAAATCATCTGCCTGAGCGGCCTCGGCGCGTTCCTCATTATCGCCCCCGCTTACAACAGGGCCGTCGACTGGATTCTCGATCTATTCAAGGAGTGGAAATGACCACCGCGAAACTTATTCTTCCCGCGAACGCTGACGGCACCGACGAATGGAAAGAGCAGCGCACGAAGGGCCTCGGCGGCACCGACATGGCTAACCTCTACCTCGGCCACAAGAGCGTCGCGGATGTTGTGCGAGACAAACTAGGGCTGAGTGAACCGGAAGAGTTCGACCAGAACACGTTGGACATGTTCGACCACGGCCGCGAGTTCGAGCCACGCGCGAGAAAAGTATGCGCCCAACGTTTCGGCGTAAAGGTACGCAACACGGGAACGTGGGCGCGTAAAGACCACCCGGAGTTCCTCGCGAACCCGGATGGGCTGGTCGGCTCGGACGGCCTGTTAGAGATCAAAACGACCGGCGGTTACGCGCCTCCCGCAGCGGATTGGAAGGCCGGGCGCGTCCATAACCGTGCGTGGGTGCAGGCGCACTGGTATGCGTTCGTTACTGGCCGCACGCGCTTGTTCTTTGTTGCGGAAGTAGACCGCGCCGTGATTCACCTCGGCCCGTTCGACGCTGACGAACAGCTAATGAGTGACCTGGAACGCCTCGCCACGGAAACGTGGCAGCACGTCACCGCTGGCACAGTCCCTAACGACGAAACACGAACCGCCAACCCCGTGACATACGTGCCGCCCGCGGACGGTACCGACCTCGTTATCGAACCGTGGGACGACACCACCGCAGTCATCGAGAAACTTCGCGGCACCAAGGCTGAGCTGAAACGCCTCACGGAAGAACAGAAAGCACTAGAGGCCGCGATCAAAGAACGCATGGGCGACGCGACAACACTGCGCGACATCGACGGGAACCAACTAGCGACCTGGACTTACTCAACCCGCAGGTCACTGGATAAGAAAGCCCTCACCGCCGCCGGTGTCCGGGTAACTGACTACGAGAAAGAAACAAACGTCCGCACCTTCCGCCTAAAGGAAGCCGCGTAAGGAAACGACATGAGCAACGCACTAACCATCACAAAAGAACAAACAGAATTCACGGCCAAGCAACTGTCCGTGTTGGAGAACCTTGGCGTGCAGGGTGCCGCGCCGCAGGAAGTCGCCATGTTCTTCGACTACTGCCAGCGCACTGGACTTTCACCGTGGGCGCGACAGATCTACATGATCGGCCGGTGGGACAGGAACCTCGGGCGAAAGAAATACGCCGTCCAGGTATCCATAGACGGGCAACGCCTCGTGGCGGAACGGTCGGGAGTCTACGAAGGCCAGACCGCCCCGCAGTGGTGCGGACCAGACGGGCAGTGGGTTGACGTGTGGCTCGCAAACGAACCACCGCAGGCCGCCCGCGTCGGTGTGTGGCGTAAGAGTTTCCGAGAACCCGCCTACGGTGTCGCGCGCCTCGCCTCGTACATGCCGCTTACGCGGGACGGCAAACCACAGGGCCTGTGGGGGACCATGCCGGACGTGATGCTCGCGAAGTGCGCGGAGTCACTGGCACTGCGTAAAGCGTTCCCGCTTGAGCTGTCTGGCCTTTACACGTCGGAAGAAATGCAGCAAGCAGACGCGCCACGACCCGAACCTGGCCCGGTAGATACCGACGTGCACGAGGACGTTGTGGACGCAGAGATCGTCGACGACGAGGAACGTATGCAGTGGGTCGAAGCGATTGATGCAGCGGAAACCACGGAGGCGCTTCGCGGCTTGTGGGGCGACATCAAGAACGCCCCGGCAGGGTTGCAGGCTGAGTTGCGGGAGATGATTCCGGCGCGCGCGAAGGAACTCGCCGCGTGATTCCGGAGCAGGTGAGGGTGGTCGAGCAGCTCGCGGCGTGCGCGCGGGAACTTGACCACCTCTCTATCGAAGTCGCTGGCCTTGACATGGCACACGTGGAAGCCCTCGCGGCTTACCGCACGTCCTACGCGCGGGCGTTCCTTATTGCCGACGGTTCGGTGGAGGAACGTAAACAGAAGGCGATCCTCGTGGCCGAGGAAGAGCGATTCCAGGCGGACGTGGCGGAGCAGAAAGTGCGGGCGTGTCGTGACCGTATCCGCGCATTGCGTGACCGCCTGGAAGTTGGGCGGAGTTTGAACGCCGCTGTGCGTACACAGTTCGCGACTGAGGCGGTGGGGCAGCCGTGAGAGCTAAAGGGCCGTCGCGTAAGACGCGCCGCCTCGTCATTGACCGCGACGGTGGCGTGTGCCGCATGTGCGGGCGTCTCGGCACGAACGTTCAC